TTTGTGCAGACAATTGGTTGATTGCTGTGATCAAAGTTTGGTTCCAGTCTTTCTGAGTGTAAGATGTTGTTTGAGAAATTCTTCTCCATCCGTTGTAGTCCCAACGTAATTGCCATGCCGCTCCTTTTCTCAAGTCACGTAGGATTTCACGGTCGATCTCAGCTGCTACTTGTTCTGACAACAATGCTGTCAATTCAGCTTCAGCGTCGATGTTGTGGAATGCCGCAACGTCTTGAGCTAATTCAGGTGACCATTGAGCTCTTAGTTTTCTTTCTGTTACAGATACAGTAACTGACTGTAAGTCAAAAGAAACCTCACCAATTTGATCTTCGAATTCTAAGTCAGCATATCTTCTATACCAAGCCATGAATGAATCACCAGAAGTTCCTGAGTAAATAGTTGTTCCTGTGTAACCATCAAGTGATGTAGAATCACAATCAGCACAAACTGGACAAGAAAGATCTACTTCTAAATAGATACAACCTTCAGAGTCACAGATATCCCAATAGTTGGATCCGTTACCTGTTGGTGGGTTGTAAGCTGGTGATCCAGGGTTGTCACCATAATTTGCAAATTGTGTGTTTTGGTTGTTACCATACTTAACAATTCCTTTACCGTAGATTTGTGTTACAACTCTAAACAATAGAGGAACAAATACAGACTGTCCGTTATAAGTTCCAGTAAGAACGTTACAAGGTGTGGTAGCTGCTGAAATAACGGAAGTTCCGTAGATTCTTAAATCAGACAAGAAAGCTTCAGTATCCATTTCGTTACCATCTGGTCCGATAAGTTTTCCTGCTCCTGAGTTAGCGAAACCACAAAGTTTCATAATAACTTTTCTTGTGTTTCCTGAGTAAGAGTCAAGTGAAGTGTCTTCTAAGTATCCACCTACCCAATGTTGAACTGCAGTGTTTGCTGTTACAGCCGTCCACTTACCTTTGGAGTAGTCAAACAATCCTGGAGGATCTAAAGACGCTTCGTTTCCTTCGTAGAACAAGTCATAAAGGTTTTTAGCGTAAGGATAGTTAGTAACTCCACCAGCAGTTGCGTCATAACCACGGTTTGGATCTGTTGGTCCATTAGGTGCTCCTACAGGTGCAAAGTGTTCACCACCCGCAGTAGAGTTTGACGACGGTGAAGAGTTAGGATACAAGTTTGCGAATGTTGAACTTTGATTTTCATATCCTTGGATTTTAGGCACAAAGTAGAACAATTTACCGATTGGTAAGTTCATAGCTTGCACTGATACGATGTCATTAGCCAATAATTTAGAGAATACACGTCTTACGATTGGGAAAACAACTGTTTCAAATGCTCCGTTAGAAGTTCCATCTGAAGATGCTTCGTTAATCAAGAAAGATGCTTGGTTCTCATACAATTGAGCTACGTTTTCTTTAAGGTGACCTCTTAGACCATCGAGAAAGCCTAATTTGTCCCATTTGTTAATTGTGTCTTCTTTGATAACTTTAAGGTGCTTAAGACCGATGTTACCAACAAGACCTGATTCTAATAATGCTCCCATTTTTTTTAATGTTTTATTATTTTAGTTTATGTTTATTTTAACTTTGTCATCAAATCCTTCATTCTTAAGAACTGAGGATTTTCATAAGTTTTTGATTCAATCAAATTGACAGAAGATCCAGATTCTACGGTTCTGTTTATTTTTCTATCAACTGATTCGTTTATTTTAGTTTCATGTGTAGATCCTGAACCTAATTCAGATTTGATTGATCTATACAAGTTTTTAGATTCTTTCAATGACTCAACATTGTCAAATCTTCGTAAAATATTTATTTTTTCTTGTTTTGTCGTTGAGTGTTCAGTAAACAAACGTGTGGCGTAAGCCAAATTTGAATTGAAAACGGCAACTTCGTTAAGTTTTGTTCTGAAAACATCAAGTGCTTTTTTGTATTCGTTGTTTTTTTCTTTCATCAACTCTAATTCTTCGTTGATTGCAGTGTTAAAACTAGAATGAGCTCTTGGTTTAGGAAGACCACCTCTTCTGAAATTGGAACCACTACCTAAGGTTCTTGAAGCTTCTTTTGTTTCCATTTTCTTTACAGTGGTGTTTTTTCCTACACCCATTTTTTCACCTTCTTTATATTCAAATTTTGCCTTTCCTGTTCCCATCGCTTTGATACCTTTACCAAAAGCTTCTTTTTTCTTTTCAGAAAAACCTCCACTCATATTTGGTTTTTTGTCGTATCCGAACTTAGGACCTTTACCAATCCCCACCCCTTTTGGAGTTATAGATTTTTTAGATGTCATAGATCTTTTAGATTTGTTAGATCTTTTAGACTCCATCATATATTTGTTCATTTTTGAAAGACCCTCGTAATCACTATCCATGTCTTCAGAATACTCACCGAAATCACTATCCATGTCTTCAGAATACTCACCAAAATCACTATCCATGTCTTCCATCATCTCAACTTCATAAATTGTTTTGTCAGAATCCATCATTTCGTTAGTTTCATTATCCATTTCGATCTCGTACACATTTTCCATGTTTTCTTCATCTAATTCATTATAGGACTCTCCTAGTTGTATCATGTAATCATCATCTTCATCTGTAAGATGTATGTAATCACCTTCTTTTTTTACAACGATTCCATCGTCGTCTCCCATAGCTTTAAAAACTCTTAAAACTTCTTCATCGGAAGCGTCTGTCATATCAATAGCGTCTTCTTCGTCGTCCATTTCCATGTCGTCTTCAGGTTCCATTTCCATGTCTTCTTCGTCATCCATTTCCATGTCTTCTTCGTCATCCATTTCCATGTCTTCTTCGTCATCCATTTCCATGTCTTCTTCGTCATCCATTTCCATGTCCTCAGGACCCATATCCATTTCAGCATCAACTTCGACTTCATCATCGTTTGCTGGTTCTTCAACCTCTTCTTCATCTTTTTCTTTAAGAGATTCTTTTACTAATTGTCTGATTTCTTCACTCATCGTAGATTGAAGTATTCCTTTTGCATTTTCTTGTAGAGTCTCCTCCAAATTCCTAATTTGGAAAAGAGCGTCTTCTACTACATTTTTGTTGTAACTCATTTTTTTATTAAATAGTTTTCTAATAAATATTCACATGTTTCAAAAAGTTACGTATTTTAAACAATTGGGCATAAAAAAAGGGAAGAAGATTTTTGTCCCTTTCCCTTTTTAATTGAAATTTTCTTAAGTTTACCCCTCGATTACCTCGTCAATTTTTGATTCAACTATCGCGGTGATTCGCCAATCCATAGTATAATTTTCATATACTTTGGTAACTTTAGCCTCAACATCGGTTGGAGAATATCCTCTAACCAATTTTTCTTCTTTCATTTTTTTTACCTTTCCTGTGTTCTCATCAACCATATCAGTTGTGATTCTTGCAATAAAATACTTCTCGTCCATAATTATTTTTTTATTTATTCAAATAATCGGATAATCTATTCATTAAGTCAAGTGATTTTGATCCTGCTTGGCCAACGTGTCTATCTGCTTGCATTCTTTTTTCTTCGTCCAAGTTTTCTTCGAAACTCATTCTTTCATTTTTATCCCTAAAAAGATACGCTCCTGGTGTTGACGGTGATGAAACCAAGTCAAAACAAATTAATTCGAAATCATCCTGAACTTCGTTTTGTTCTCCAACTTTTTTAAGAGATCCCACACCACGAGAAGAAATACCCAACGTTACTCCTTGTCGAAGGTAGTTTGCCGCTAAGTCACCTTTTGTTGATACAATACCTCTTTCATGAAAACCAGGTGATGTAAGTAATTTTAATTTACCTAACAAAACAGGACCTTCCCACCAAATATCGGTAATCGCATGTGATACACGATCAAGATCTATAAGTGAAGACTCAGGATGGTTTAACTCAGAAAGAGCGGTTCCTTTTTGAATCATTTTTTTATAATTCTCGGCTTCTCGTTTTAATATCTTTTCGGGATATATTCTTCCGTTTCTATTTGGTGTATTATATTTTTGAAGAACGGCATAAAACTCGAAAGGTTTCGAATGGTCCAACATGTCCCGATTTTCTCGAATCATAGACAAGTTTCTTCTTTCATTTGGATCAATATATCCCGCGTCATATTCAACAAGGATCCCCTTCCCCGTGTCTCTTGGTCCTAAAATTTTTAAGTTGTCCATAAAATGTTTTATATATAAATACTAAACAACTTCAGTTTCTTTTTTTATGGGTTTTAGATTTCCGTTTTTAGTTAGATAAAATTTGAAATATTTGTTTTTACTCATAACGTCTGAGTATACAGACTTAACCAAATTTTTTACGAGTTTTTTTAATTTTGGTGATTTGAAATCGATTTCTTGAATTAAAAATAAATTGATTTCTAAGTTTAAAAAAGATTTCTTTTTTGTTTGTAGACCACTTGTTCTTAGATCAAAATCTACAATAAATTTCGTGTCAAAAAATTCTTTGTTTATATTTTCTAATATTGTGTGTTTAACCGATCTTGTCATATTTAAAATGATTCGGTTCCAATTTTCAAATTCGTCTTTTGGTTCCACCCACGTTTGAATGTTAATGAAGATCGATTTTAAGTTTGTGGAATCAATTGTTCCGAATTGAGATTTAAAAGATTTGTATCCAACCAATTTTACGGTTTTCCCTTTTTTCATAAAAATTTTTCATATTTGTGTTGTTTATTTTGTTAAATTATAAACAAATATTATATTTGAATCAAATAATATATCGTATGTTGAAAGTTGAAGTAAAAAAAGGAAATGTTGAAAAGTCTATCAAAGACTTAAAATCAAAGTTAAACAAAACCAAACAAAATTTAATTCTGTTCGAAAGAAAAGAATTTGTAAAAAAATCTATTAGAAAAAGATTGAAATTAAAACGGGCAATTTTTAATCAAAAATTAAAGACCATCCTTTAATCTTTTCAATTTGTAATAATTAAGTTCTGAAAAAGATTCTATATGAATTTTACTCAACACTTCATCGATTGTTTCGATAGTTTCTTTATCGGTTTCATTTTGTTTTTTGTTCGATAATTTTTCTAAAACTATTTTTTTCTCGTTGTTATAGTTTTCTATTAAAGTTTCTTTCGGTGTCGATAATAAAACTTTCAATTCTTTTCTTTCGTTTTCATTTAAAGATGATATGAAACTATCAATTGTTTTATTTGCAACATTCACCATAGATTTTAAAGGAACGTTAATTATTTCTTTTTGAGTTTGTTTTTTGGATTTAAGATTTTCCAAAATTACTTTTTTACTTTGGATTTTGTTTTCTAAAGTAAGGACGTTACTTGAAAAAAGATCATCAATATTTTTATATTTGTTTTCACATGTGACATGTCCGACCCAAGCTTTAATTTCTCTGATCTGTGTTGGTTTTATTTTATTAATCAAGTTTTCGTATGCGGTTATTGATTCGAAAATAAATTCGTTGGCCAAAGATTCTGATAAACCTTTTGGTTGTTGCAGTTCATCATATAAATAAAATATTTTGGAAATATTTTTGTTTTTAAGTATTAGTTCCTCGAATACAAATAAACTGTCTTTTAAAGTATTTCTCTTATAAGACTCCGTTAAATATTTTTCTATTTTTGATTTTAATTCACCAATCATAATTTCTATTTGTTATATAAATATCTAAAAAAAAATTAATCACCCAAAAGTTTTGATAATTCATCGGTCACCTCACCCAAGGAATTATTAACTTTTTGAAAATCTAAAAATTCATCTTCGTCGAAATCATCGTTGATCGATTCTAAAATCAATTTATTTTTGTCTTTCTTTATTGACTCAGGAATCGGAGGTGGTCCCCCTTCTTCTCCTCCTGGCGGTGGTGGTGCTCCACCTTCAGCCGGAGGTGCTCCTCCACCTGCGGCTCCTGCGGTTGCGGTTGCTCCTGTAACTGTTTTATATAACCTATCAACTGTATCAAAAATACCTGTTTTTGTAATAATTGTTGCCGTATTATCAAGTTCAGCGGAAACCGCTCTTTCCATTCTAATTTGGTTAAGTTCGACTTTAATCTCATCATCAGAAAAACCAAAAATATGTTTTTTCGCCCAAGTCGCTGAGGTGGGTTGAATTGATTTAGCAACTTCACCAACCATATCTTTGTATAATGTTACTTTTTCTTTCCAAACATCAATCATCAATAAATCGGCTTGTTTTGACGGGTTTGTAAGTTGTAATGTAAAATTTGACAATTCATCTTCAAACCCCATAAGGAATAAGTGAATGATCGCTATCTTGTTCATTTCTGCAATCGCGGATTTTTGAATCCTATTGATTGTTCTAGCAAAACGAATATCTAATAATGATAAGTTTTTACCATCTCCCACAGGTTCCTCAAAACCTAAATATGCTTTAGGAATACGAAGTGCTGTAACCAATTTCTTTTGGATATATTCAATATCAGCAATTTCAGAAAGGTTTGTAGCTCCTGGTAATGTATCAATGGGACTGGCTTGTGCGGCGTCACGAACAGGAATAAAGTAATCTTGATCCACAGCCATTTGGTTAAATCTTAAATCAACATTTCCTGTTTTTCTATCAACAACCTGATCTCTTTTGAATTTGTTTGCAACTCTTTGGACGTAGGGTTCAACGTCTTTATCGTCCATGTTTCCAACAAATACTTTAAATACTCTTCTTTCAGGAGCTCTTGATGTTCTATAAATTAACATCGCATCTTCAGATAAAACCAATTGTTTCCAAATACGACGTGCTTTTTCCAACATCGATGTTCCATAAGGAAGTTTTCTATCATCACCTAATAATCTGAAGTGAGCTACCTCCCATGTATTAAACTCGGCGTCTCTTGCTTTCCATGAAAATTTTAAAGCTTTTCTATTCACATTAATAGTGGCGTTATAGGTTCTTGAATCAACACCCCTCTCTAATCTTTCGATCTCGATGTTAGGTAATTGCAAACAACCCGTAACCCCTTTTTCGTGATCTAACTTTAAATAAACAAAGTTGTCACCATACTTACACATGTTTCTAATCCACATAGGTAAGTTGGTGTTTATATCTAAGGTATTCACAAACAAATCTACTAAAATACTTTTTATTCTTTTTGATTCAGAATAGACTTGTAAAATATAACCATTTTGGTCAGGAGTTGTTGATTCCTCGGCGTATATATCTAATGCGGTTGAGATTTCGGGAGTATTATGTGAAAAAATTGAGTCCGTAGCAAAGTTTTTAAATCCAGGAACCGTTAAATCATAAACAGGCACAATACCATAAGGTTCGATTGAAACTATTTTGTGGTTTACAACATCGTTCACAATTTCTTTTTTTCTACCTGTTTTACCAATTTCCAATCCGTATGCCGTCATAAAAGTTGTCCAATTTTTATAACCCCCTTGTCTAAGGGTAGAACGTAATTTACCGATTGTAATGTTTAATACTCTACAAACATTAAGCATTAGTTTTTCTCTTTTCGCAACTTCCACCAACAAATCCCAAGGAATTAATTTAAAATTAATTAACTCATAATTTTCAGATATTTTATAATATTTTTTTATATTATATATTGATAGAAAATCATCCCAATTTTTGAAACCATTAAATCTTAGTTCATTTTGAATTTTTCTATAAGATACACCTAAAGCTTTAGAGGTATCTCCAATTGTTCTTTTTTCTTTTGCGACTTCAACAATTTTAGAAAAAGGAATATCAATGTAAGAAGGATTATTTTTACCCTCTCTTTCACCTTCCCATTTATATTTGCCTTTAGTTCTTGCAACTTCAGACATTTTTTGTCTATATTCAGGATTTGCCCATAATTTTTCATTATTTAATCTAGCGTGATACGATCTATGTTCCTTAATTGTCATAATTTGAAGATTTTCTGGTAAATTATTTTTACCATTAAAGTCTATATGGTGAACTTCTTCATCTTTATCAATCTTTTTATTATAAAACCATTCGGCTATTAAATTATGTTCAGATACCCATCCGTGATGACCTTCGTTCGAATTACAAGTATAAATCCAATTGTATTTTTCGTTATTATAAAATGACTTACGATAAAATGGCATCATAGAATCACCAGGTTTTAAATTCTCAACAACTTCAAATACCCCATCTCTTTTCAAAAATCTATGACCATATGTGGCAATAATATGAGAATTATCATCAAAAGTTATTTTATATGTCATTTCATCGCGAGTATAGTGAGCGTTTCGGGCTTTTGCTGGAACAACTTTTTTAAGATTATGATCGTAAGCGTAAGTAATAAATTCATAGTCTCTACCCTTGTCAGCAAGATCTTTTATGGTGATAAAACCATCAGGAGTTGCGATTTTAGTATCACCAAAAATGGAATATTCCATAGATTCGTAATCGTAAAACGCCGCCAATCTTGTGGGTTCATAATATACTGCTTGGGTATATAAATTGTTCTCAACTTTAGCCCAATTTGTGCTTAGATATAAAGATTGCTGATTTTGGAGTTTTGCTCTTTCATACTCCGCCTTATCTTGGGTTTTTAATATTTCTTTTTTATCTAACTTATAATCTGGCCTACCTTGTCCCAAGGTGCTGTCAGGACCAAAAGTTTTTGAAAGTTTTTGCCAAACCGTTAGATTTTGATTGTTATTTTCCATATTAATAATTTAACTATAGATATAAATATTTCAATAGTTATTTAAATGATTATGGTGCTGGTGTTGTTGTTATTGGGTTTGAAATTTTATATGTCTTACTACTTGAACTTGGACTTCCCATAGAAAAACCGTCTGTATACGGCGTAGTCAACGATGGGAATAAACATGGATTGGAACTTGTAAAATTATTTGTTGTTAAATATATATTAGATCCTAAACTATCTCTTATTTGGACATAAACAAACGAACCAACAGGAACCGTTATTGTTCCATATAATGTGTTAGATGGACAAAATGCTAAAGTTTGTGATAAACCTAATTGTAACCATGTTTGCCCAAGTGGGAATGGTTGAGTTCCATCATATGTTCCTGATATTGCATACCATACAGTTGCATCAGTGGATGGTATAAATGAGTCCGCAGCAACTCGAATACTAAGATATCCCACAATGGGACTTGGTGTTGGTGTGACTGTATTTGTTGGCGTAACCGTATTTGTTGGTGTGACTGTATTTGTTGGTGTAACGGTTGGCGTATTTGTTTGAGTATTTGTTGGCGTAACTGTATTTGTTGGCGTAACTGTATTTGTTGGCGTAACTGTATTTGTTGGCGTAACTGTATTTGTTGGTGTAACGGTTGGCGTATTTGTTTGAGTATTTGTTGGTGTTAATGTTACGGTCGGTGTTGGTGTTAAGGTCGGTGTTGGTGTATTTGTTGGTGTTTGTGTCACGGATGGAGTTGGTGTCGGCGTTTGCGTCGAAGTTGGGGTTAAGGTAATTGTGGGGGTTATTGTAGGGGTTATTGTAGGTGTTACCGATGGTGTCGGTGATGGACTTGGAGTTGATGTTGGTGTTGGGTTAGGAGTTAAAAATGGCAATACTTGTTCTAATAAATCATTATCTCTTGGTGCCGATTGTTTATATTGAAACGTAGGTTGAAATACCTTTTGTCCAGTTGTGATCTGACCTGATACAACAAGTCTTGATCCATTAGCAATTCGTCCTGAAGTTTTTCTAAAATCAAGTCCCATAATTATTATCTTATTATACCACCAAATAACCAACCATAGTTTTTATAGTCGTCTTTTGATGCTCCTTTGTTGTTTATTGATGACCTTTCATTTAAAAAATTTTGATTTGGTATTGTTGGGTCAAAATGTGTTTCATTTTTCACTGATTCGTTATTAACGACCGCCCAAGAATCAATCATAACTTTTGCTTGTTCGGTCGCTTTTTCTAATTTTGAAAACGATGACTCGGCAATATAAATTGCCATCGAGATTCCCATAATTAAGTCATCATGTTGTCCCTTTTGATGATCTGGTCTTCCATTAATATATACAAAAGTATTCATCTCGTTATATAAACGAACACTTCTTATTTTAAATTTGTGTCTCACCCACTCCTCGAAGGCAGCAATTATTTGAACTCGTTTATTGTTGAAGTTTATACCAGGAATCTTTTCTGCCGATGACTTATTACTTGCCCAAATATTAAAAGGGTCTATTCCATCAACATATAAACTTTTATATCCAAGTTCTTGCATTTTTCTAACCGTTGTTATACCCATACCTCCAGTAATATCGACAACCACAAAAGCATTATACATCATTCCCCATTTATAAGCAACCTCCGCCAAAGTATCAGGTGGTATTTTCCCAACATACTCCAATGCTTGTTCTCTTTCATCGAAATCAATAATTTGAATCGAAGAAAAGTCTTCACTATCTCCACGAGAAACGTCAACGCCCATAATATACTTGTGGCCCGCCACGGGTTCTTTCCAAATCCATAAAGAATTACCCATTAGTTTAGAAGAAGGATCCATCAAAGAGTTGTTTTTAATTTCCTCGAGTTGTTTGTTGTCAAAAACATTATCTCCTGACCCAAGAAACTCACAATTTAACTCCTGATTAATTTTTCTTTTATCATATTTAAGTTTTTTAACCATTTTTTCATACCACGATGAACATGGTTTATATCCCTGATTAAAAAACATTTGTAATTCTTGATAATCTCTTTCATACGGATCTACGTGTGCAAAAGAAATATTTTTCGATAAATCGTATTCTTCTTTATTTAAAAGATAGTGTATTAAATCATCTGTTGGAACTAAAAAAAGATCCTTTGTGTATCTTGGATCTCTATACCAATACATCTCAGTGATTTTGAATTGGTTCATTCCTTTTAGCGATTGGTCATATATTTCATAATAAATCGGGTCATATCCGTTTGGTGTTGATACAACAATTACTTTACCACCTGTAGATAAGGAAGCCATACAAGCCGCCCAAAAGTCGCCGTCGGCTTCAATGAACGCCGCCTCATCAAATACTAATATAGTTGGGGTAAATCCACGAAGTGCATCCTTTGATGTTGCAACCGCCTTGACTTCAGACCCATTATTTAATTTATAATGTCTTTGTGAGTTTTTGTCTGCTGAAAATCCGGTACCAACCCAAGAAGGCCATTGATCAACAAAGGATCTAATCTTATTTGCCATCTCCATTGACGTATCAAGTTTGTTTGCGATAATCAATATCTTTTCAGGTTGATTTTTTTTAGCAAACACCAATCTTTTTGATATCCAAGCGGCCGTTACGGTGGAGACACCTGCTTGTCTATATTTTAGGGCAATATTTTCTTCGTAGTCTTCATAATCTTTTAAAAGTGAGATTTGATCAGGAAACAATTTTAAAGGAACGTATTTTGAAACCGTATTGTCGTATGTTTGTAAGTATGTTCGAAGTGCATATGGAGTATCTTGAAGACACTTCACATATTCAATCATTACTTGTTCTTTAGTTAAACCCATATGATATAAATATCATTTCAGGACTTTTGTTGTAAAGATTACTTAAAACCAATAGAGAACATTTTACCTAGTGGTAATTGCATTGGAGCTTCGTCGGAAAACATCGTCACCTTTTTTGGATTTTTCAAAATCATATTTTCAGATTTTTTCTTTTTCATTTGTTTTTTTTTTTCTTCTTCTAACATTTTTAATATTTTGTTTTCGAGGAATTTTTGTGTTTCCTCATTTGTTTTTTTCTTTTTGTATTTGACCGTTTTTTCGGGGTGTTTTTTTTCTGGCATGTCCTTGTATTCTTTTTTGGTTGTTAAGTCAGAAAACTTTTTAGCCATTTTACACCACTTACAATTTTTGGAAGAACACTTATCGCAACGAGCCCAAAATAAACCTTGTTGTGCCTTAGATTCAAATTTTTCTTTGATTACGCCTTCTGTTGGCATCCCATCATTTTTACCATCAGGATCTGTACTATTATCAGTCCCATAATCTTCAGGATTATCATAATTTACAGGTTCATTACCACCAAATTCATCAGGATTTAACATTGTATCAATGCTGGCATCTTCAGTCATTTCAGTTTCTTTAACCTCAATATTTTGACCTTGTAATTTTGTGGGGTCTTTTAATAATTGATTTAATTTTTCCTTTTGATCTGGTTT